CGGACGTTGCGATTGCACTCAACACCCTGAGGGAAGTCTCACGTGAAGTACAAAGTGAAGGATGGTCTTACAATAAAGAATACGATTACCCCATTACACCTGATTCTAACAACGAAGTAAAGATTGCTAATAACATCCTGCAAATGGATCTTAACAGGAACCAACGTGCTGAAAACATCGGTAGAGAATCAGTAAACCGTGGAGGTAAACTCTACGACAAAAAAGCCCACTCTTATAAGTGGACTGACGAAACAGTTTATGTTGATATTACTTGGAATTTTGAATGGGAAAATATCCCACAACCTATCCAAGCATATATCGTAGCACGTGCTGCAGGTATTGTATCTAGCCGTATTATTGGCGACCCTAATCAATACCAAATGCTACAACAAAAAGAAGCTTATGCTCGTGCTATGGCTATGGAGTACGAATGCAATCAAGAAGATGTGTCGTTCTTTGGATCTCCTAAGAGCGGTAATTTTTATCAACCATACCAGCCGTTCCATACCCTGCATCGCTAATGCCAGCAATTACACAACTAACGTCTAACTTTCTTGGAGGCGTTTCAAAACAAATTGATGAGAAAAAGCTACAAGGTCAGGTAACTGAATGCGTCAATGGGTATCCTGATCCAACCTTTGGTCTCCTTAAAAGACCTGGTATGAAGCATATCAGTGTATTAAAAGATACTAATGGTGATGTTATTGACCAAACAACACTAGCAGATGCCAGTTGGTTTTTTATTGACAGATCTAAAGCTGGTTCTTACATTGGTTGTATTAAAGGTGCTAACATTTATGTTTGGGATGAAAACGGAACACCTTGTACTATTGCCAATAGCGCTGGTACGTATCTAACTGATTATGACGTTACTACTGAAACAGAACCTTCTTTTCATTTCCGTAGTATTCAGGATACCACAATTATTACCAACAAAGCAGTTATCACTGCTATGCAAACAGCACCTACTCCAACTTTAAATGGTGTTGCCACAATCAAGTTGCTTGGTTTAGATGATAGCACATATAAAGTTACTATCCAAGGGGTAGATATTGAAGTTAACCCAAAAGGTCAGGGTAATCCAGGAGACCCAACTTTTGCTGATATGTTGGTGTATGATGGTAGTAGTAACCAACATACAGCGCACCACCTAGCAGATGCAATTGTTGTTAAAATTGGTACTGAACAGACCGCTAATAACGCTGATTTTAGTGGTAAATGGTATATTGAAGGGTATTTAAATAGTCTTGTAATTAGACGAACTGCAGGAACTGATGCAGTTATAACTGACGGAACTGCTCCTACCGGTAATCCAGTAAGTTTTACCATTTCAGGTAATGGTGGTATTACAAATAATTACCTTGAAATATTTCAAAATGAAGTCAGTGATGTAAGTAAACTACCTCTAGAATCACGTCATGGTGATGTTGTAAAAATACAAAATACTCTTGCCCAAGAGGATGATTATTATGTAAAATATGAGGCTTATGATAGTGCCTATGGTGCCGGTTATTGGACAGAAACTGTATCACCATCTGCATCCCTTGGTGTTAATGCAGGTACCATGCCACATGAGTTAGTCAATACAGGACCACTTACTTTTACATTTGGTCCCATTGATTACACACCACGTAAAACTGGTGATGACCTGACAAGCCCTAACCCTTCTTTTATTGGTAAAAAGATTAACTCTACATTTTTTTATAGTGACAGATTTGGTGTGTTGTCTGAGGACAATGTGTTCTTGGGTGTAGCTAACGACAGGAAAAACTTGTTCGTAAAGTCAGCTCTTGTACAAACTGCATCAGATCCTATTGATCTAAACGTGTCTAGCGTTAGACCTGTTAAACTGTCTGACGTGCTACCATCTCCTCAAGGTCTTATTCTATTTAGTGCTCAACAACAATACCAACTGTACACTACAGATTCTGCAGCGTTAACTCCAACTACTGCTGTAATTAAAAGCCTTTCAAATTATGAAATGGCTACTGATATAGCTCCTAAAGATGTTGGTACAACCCCTGTATTTGTCACTAAAGTACCGGGACACACTAAATTGTTTACACTGGCTCTACGTGATATTGAACAACCACCTGTTGTTGTTGACATCAGTAAGACTGTTTTAGAGTGGATTCCCGAGTCAGTAGATGGTCTTACTGTAAGTCCACCTAACTCTGTTGTTATACTAAGTGACAGAAGTACTTCGTACTTTTATGTCTATAAATACTATAACAACGGTGAGCGTGATTTGTTCCAATCTTGGGTTAAGTGGAAAATCCCTGGAACTATTGAAGCAGCAGAAATTATTAACGATACTTTATTTATCGTATCCCAACAGGCTCAAGAGTATACACTAGAATCTATTGCACTAGATGAGCTTCCATCAGGTACTGTAGTTTCAACTAATGATAATTTCAGTGGTAATGCTTGTCTAGACATGGCTACACGTCCAGTTAGTCCTGATGGTGGGACTACAGCTTCTGTTGTCTGGGATGAGACAAACGACGTTACTAAAATCTACGTACCGTACACACCTATTGCAAATAAAGAAGCTGCTATGCTTCTAACTATTCCTACAGCAGACAAAGGTACAGATGCTGAACTTGATTCTGATCAAGGTTACTGGGCTGTTGCTACTGAACGTACTGAAATTGGCACAGGTTATCGTTACTTTGAAGTAAAGGGTAACTTTGCTGATTATGCTGACGGTATTGTTGTTGGTTATAACTACGACTTTGATGTTGAACTACCTAAGTTTTTTGTAAAACTAGATCAAGCAAAATCTATTTCAGATTATACTGCAACTCTAACTATTTCCAGAGCTAAGTTTTCTATTGGACGGAGTGGTGTGGTTAGATTTGAAATTAAAGCAGATGGTGCTAATGAATGGAAATCTATTCAAACTACCATTGATGCTAATGATTATAGTGGAGATACAAATCCCGTAACACTTGAAAAAATCTTTACTTTACCTATCCACCGACGTAACACTAATTTTGAACTTAAAGTGACAAGTAATTATCCGTACCCTGTATCGTTGGTATCAATGATGTGGGAAGGTATGTATTCCCCTAGATTCTATAGGAGGTCTTAATAATGCCATTATTAGCAGGAATTGCCGCCGGTGTTAGTGCTGTAGCAAGCATTGCTAGTGGCATCATGGGCGCTAGTCAGGCATCAGATAATAATCGCAGTGCCAAAAAAGCTGAAAAAGAGCAAAGAAGATTTAACGAAAGAGTTGCTAAGAAAACAAACGAGTATAACGATAAACTTGATGCAGCAGATAAAGCTAATTATTACGCTATGCGTGATTTTAGCTACGAAACTAGCCTAAGAAACTGGGAACGTGGTGCTGAAATTCAAGACTTTAAATATCTAAATGCTCTTAAAGAGTTTGAAAAAAGTCAAACTATTGGAATACAAAATCTAGGTCTTAACGCTAAAGCGGCTGAACAAGCTGTTGCAGGTGAGATCGGAAGTCTAAATGATATGTTCATTCAACAAGGTTTCCAAACGGAAACTATGATGAGTGCACTAAAGCAAACTTTAGCAACAGCCCGTATTCAAACTGAAGAGCAAGGTGTTAAATTAGCAGGTATTTTAACTTCCCAAAAATTTGGTGCTGCAAAAATCCAAGACTCTATTAATCAAATGTCAGCAGAAGGTTCTTTGCAAAAAGAATCTGCTCTTGTTGAAAGTTTAGTTGCAGAAGGTAAAACCGATCTAATGCAAGCTGGTGCAAGTAAAGCAAAAGCAAAGCAATCTAATATGGCTGCTTTGCACCGTGGTTTGATGGCATTAGACATCCAACTTTCTGGCAAAAGTAAACAGGCTGCTATTGCATTAGCTGAACTTAATTCACAATCAAGTTTGGCTAAAGAAGGTGTTCAATTAAACATTGAGCAAATTAATAATACTGTTGACGCTGCTTTAGAAGAACACGATTATAACAACCGTGTTATGCAAGCTAACATGCAAAGTGCTATTGGAGCAGCTCAACGAAACATTCAAGACATTGCACTTCAAAAAGAAGTGGCTGATGTAAACACCAGGGCATCCATGATGCTAATGCCAGAACGGTTGTCGTATGATCCCGTCCCGCAGCTACCACCTGAACGTATCTTTGTCGAACGTATGGAAGCTATCCCTGGTTATGTTCCACCAGCTGCACAACAAAACGTATGGGCACCTCTTATTCAAGGTGTTGGCTCTGCTGCCACTGGTTTAATGCAGGCTGAGATCGGTGGTGCTTTTAAATAACACTTACTCTTAAACTATGGCACGCATTCAGTATCAACCCGCTTCACGAAAAAAGGGGTTTCAACCACAACAAATTAGTTCAGCAGGTATATCTCGGATGCGTGAAGAAAGCAACCGACTTATACAAGGCTTGGAAGATAACCGTCGTGCTGAAATGGAACAGCGTGATAGGGAGTTTCAAGCATTACAAGATGATGCCGCATACACCGAACGCATCACAAAAGAAAACAGAGACATCGAGCTACAAAATTTACGGAATGAACAAGCTGGAAAATTAGCAGCTATTCAGGAGGAACAGAAGCAAGCAGATTATGACACAAAAGCTTTTGAATCTATTGTAGGAACTTTAGGGACTTTTAGTGAAAGCTTAGGTAAGCTTTCTCAGGCACGTACTGCTAAAATGCAGAAGGACCAGGCAGCTTTAGCTGCTTCTTTGGCTGCAGATTTTGTTAATACTCCTCAGTACCAAGAATGGAGAGAAGGTGCATATGCACAGCTTAAGGGTGGCATTGCTCTTAATAGTGCTATTGCACAAGAAGGTGTAGAAGGTAACCTTTCTAGACTTCAAACCCTAATTAGCCAGCAAGCTAACCCTGGTTTGGGAGCTTATGGTCGTAGAGTTCTGGAAAATGAAACTTTAAAAAAGAACTTTATTTATGCATTTGAAAACAATCTTCAAGGCACTGAGAAAGTTTATACAGCCCCAGATGGTAAAAAGTTTGCTGGTGTTGAGGCTCTGCGTAATAGATCTTTATATGAATCTCTTTCACAGCAAACACGGCATGAAGTATTTAAGTATCTAGGTATTGTTGAACCTGGTAGTTATAGCGATGCACTTACGTCTATTAGTGCTTTTGTCGAAACTGGTGCAAATAGTGCAGCAGCTAACCAGGAGAAGTTTGTACTAGACAACATCGAACATCGTGCTAAAACACTGGAGTCTACTGGTACTGTAGAAGGTATTACTGCAGCATTCTCAGATAGAATGACAGCTTTTGGTGCCGCTAAGGCTCATGACGGTATAGCTGCACTTGCTGATAACCCGGCAATCCCCCTAGAGGTTGTCCAAAACCTTAAGCTAAGGGGCGATAAAACTTACGCTGAAGAGTGGGGTAAAAACAGGTGGCCTGAGTTTGTTCAACGTAGAAATAAAGCTATTGTTAAAGAACGTACTCTTGAAAATAAGCTTGAAAAGGCAGAAGAAGCACAATGGCAAGTAGATAACATTGCTAATATTAGGGAAGCGTATAAACAAAACCCTAAACAGGCTGCTATGATTATGCAAGAGCGCTACCATTCAAGAGGTATGACGCTACCACCTCTGATTAAAGAAATTGAAGCTAGTGCTTTTAAAAAAGCTGCTGACGAAGCTGAAAATACTTTAAAGGTAAAAACTCAGGCTGGTATTCTAGATCTAAATTTTGTTAATAGGTTACCGCCTAATTTACGTGAAAAAGGTGCAAAACTATTACAACAGCAAGAAGAACGTAAGTACGGCCCAGAATCACTGGGTATTAAGAAAGGGTTCCGTTCTACGGCACGTAAACTGACTGGCATTGATCCTAATGAAGGAAATGACAGTTCACTTACTTTCTTGGTACAAACTAGACTTGAACGTGAATATAAAAAAGCACTAGAACAAACTCAAGATCCTAAAGCAGCCCTAGAAATTGTAAACGATTTACTTGATAAAGGTGCTGCTGGTGAAAAAACTAGTCCTTTTTATAAAGAAACTGGTACCAACAATCGTCTTACATTTCCTAACATTCAATCCTCTTCTGCTGATCGAAAACAGATGAATGCTTATATTGATAAGCAGATGCTAAAATATGGTACGGAAACTGTAAACCGACCTTTTAGTTTAGCAAACGCTGATGAAATGGATGCTGCTTATCAATCTTCAATTGTGTCTGGGTCTGTTATACAGTACCCTCCTGGAATTATTCGCTTTGCAGATCAGTACAATTTTAAATACAGTGAAGTGTTTAATGCTGTGCGTAAAACAAACAATGCAGCCACGGGGGAAAATAAACCACTACTACAACCATCACTTATTACAGACTTTGTAGATGAGCAAAGCCCTGATATTAGACATCTATTGTTGTCTGGCAACTCAAGCCAAGTTAGTCGGGGATTAGCTACAGCTACAGGTTCTTTAAATAACAACCTAAGAGCTAGCATTGGTGGGGCTACAGTTTCTAACAAAGAAAACGCTTTTATTCAAACAATTCGTACTGTAGAAGGTACCAGCGGTCCTCAAGGTTATAACACTGTTTATGGTGGTGCCGTTGTACCACAACTAACTCAAATGACATTGGGTGAATTATATGATGCAATTAAACTTGGTGGAACAGATGCTATCCCAGAAAGACTTGGTGGTGGTAAGATTCCATTCAAGAAAGACAAATATAATTCATCTGCATCAGGTGCTTTGCAATTGATGCCTGAAACACTACGTGGGTTAGTAAATACTGGTGCTTATAGCTGGGACGATACATTTAGTCCTGAAACACAAGATCGAATGATTTTAGACCTTGCTCGCCAAGGTGGTGTTGATATTGAAAACATGAGTCCTGCACAAATGGAAAAAGCTGGTAGTATTTGGGCAGGTGCTTCCCCTAAATATGGACAAACTTCTAGAACAGCTTCTGACACATATAATATTTATCAGAGTTTACTTCAACAATAAATTAAACAATGACAGACCCTTCAGAATACTCAAATGTAGGTGAAGATTTTGTATTGGACGAGGAAGAACGTCAACGTCAACTCTCTAACGAGCAAATCTCAGATATTCAACAGAGACTTGAGGCTACCCAAGGGCAGCTTGAGACAAATCAACCAACCCCAGAACAAGCTCCTACGGGAGAACAACAACCACAACAGTCGTCAGCTGAATCTACGGATCAGACCCTTTCTGGCGAAACTGTTACATTTGATAACGGTAAAACATATGCTGTAGAGCATATTGAATACAAAAATGGTACACCGTTTGTTAAACCTGAATTTAATAACCTTTATGACGAAGACGAAGGGGTTACTTATTTAGGGCAGCCTTTAGGCGAAGCTACAACTCAAGTCCGGGAGCGCCTTTCTGCTCCTGGACAGGGTTTGCTTGACACTACTGCAGCATTTTTTAACAAACTCTTACCTAAAGGCGCACAAATCCCTATAGCAACAAAATACGAAGATAACGTAGCACAAGCTGTCAGAACTATCTCTTCTGTCGTAACACCCACAGTACTGCTTCAAGGTATTGGTATGAAGGCTGGAATCGGTCTTCAAAGTAGGGTTGGGGCTAAGCTAGGTGAAACTGCCTTTATGAAGTTTGTAGGGGCTAGAGGCGTAGAGGCGGGTGCTAGTGCAGCAGTAGGTGCTGTCGTTAGTGATTATGAGACTAGCGATAACCTAGCTGGTACAATTAAAAAAATGCTACCTGCTCAGTGGGATTTTATTCCTGATAGCTGGGCTACACTTGACGGTGAAGGTCCAGATGAAAAGCGACAAAAGAATATTAACGAAGATCTTGCTTTAGGTTTTCTTATCCCTTTTGTTGGTTTTGCAGGTAAATTTGCTTCAGCACTTGATGAAGTAAAACAAGTATTCAAAGCACCACCTGTTATTGTTGGTGAAACTGAACAAGCAGTTAAGTACTTAGCTGATAATGCACCAGCGGCAAAAAGCTTGGATGCTGAAGAAGCTATCTACCAATACTCAATTAAACAGCAGCAAGATCTAGACGAGCTTGGGTACTATAATGTGTCCAAAAATCCTGATAGTAATGTTGCTTTGAAAGGTGTACATGACTTGTATGATTGGAATGAAACCGGTCTTAGGTCAGTAGATGACTTTGGGATTGTTGGTGCTAGTATTGATGCTGCACGTATTCAAGCCAACAAAGGTACAGTGTATGGACGCCTTGGTAATTTTATCAGCACTCCAGCTCTACGCTATGGTGTAGAAACACCTGGTGGTGTTGAGGATATTACAATTGGTTTGACACAACAACTTAAAGAAGCTGATCGTGTTGGCATGGTATCGCCTGATTGGGCTGTTACTGCTGATGAGGTACAACAAGCTGGTGAAAATCTTGTCTTGGAGTTGTTTGATCCTAGCGTAGGTATTGATGACATTAAACGTATTCTTGAACCAAATATTATCAAGAATGAGTTTGGAGTAGATGTACTTACTGAGTCTGGATATACAGATGCTTTGTCGTCTATCAACAGTATGGTTAAAAACTATACTAATATGGATGTTGCAAAAGCACAGGCTTATACAGCCACTTCTATTGCAGGCCAAATTGCTGATTTATCTGAAGGCATTCGGATTAATAAGGGCTCACTTTCTATTAAAAATGCTCAGGAAAAACTACTTGACAACATCAATTTTTTACAGCAACTTGTAGGATCTACACGCTACTATGCGACTAAAAAGCGTGGCTTGTTGGCGCTTGGTGAGCGAGTCAAAAACTTTGGTAAATCACCTGAAGATATTGCACTTGCCATTAAAGAAGCATACCCTCAAGCACTACGTGGTATTCAAAAAGAAAGTGAAAAGTTTACTGAAAGTTGGATGTGGTTACAAGATAACGCACCTGACACTTTAGACACTTTCCTGGAATTGTATGAACTTAGCGATGGTAGAATTAATACTATTGCTAAAATGAACGAAGACATTCTTAATAGTTTTGTTCGTTGGCGACCTATTTACGACGGTAATCCTGAAGCGCCAAATATCTTGGCACAAGCTGTAAGAAGTAATTACTTTAACTCTTTGTTGTCATCTCCTGGTTCTGCTGCTAAGGCTTTGTATGGTAACCTTAGTGGTCTTATTGCTGAACCAGTTGCTTATTTTGGTGGCGCTTTAATGCGTAAAGATATGAAATCCCTTCAACGTGGTTGGATGGCTTATAGTGCTATTTGGGATACACAGAAAAAAGCACTACCTTATGCTGGTAAGATGTTTATGAAAGCATCTCAAAATCCAAACAGCGTTAAAGGTCAGGCACGTCTTGATACAATTATTAAGAATGAAGCTAAGCTAGAACAGTACCGCTACATTGCTAAAATTGAAGCAGATAAAGGTAACCATGGTTTTCAATTCTTGGTCAACCTTTATGAACAACAAATGGCAATGGCTGCTGATCCTGTATTTAGACTTGTACCTAATATGTTCTCAGGATTTGATGCTTGGACTGGTGCCACTCTTGCTAATGCTCAAGCAAGATTCCGTGCTATGGATGAACTTGACCGTTTAGGTGAAGCTGTTACACCAGAAAGAATCAAGGAACTAGCTACTAAAGAGTATAACAGCATGTTTGATGCTAACGGTATTATTGTAGATAAAGCTGTTAAGTACAACACTGCTGATATTGCTTTAAACCTTGAAACAGGTTTGACTAAAAAGATCAACGGTTTGTTGGAAACGCTACCAGGACTTACACCTTTCTTGACGTTTCCATCAACAATGATGAATATGGTTAGAGTTGCTGATGATTATGTTCCACTACCACTACGTTCTTTCCAGCAAGATGTGAACGAATTAGCATATACTTCTACACAAACTTTTATGGAAAATCCAGAGTTGGTAGAAACTATTCTATCTAAACGTGGTTATCAAATTGATCAAATGGATGAGATTTCTAAACTCAATTCATTGATTGATTTGAAAAATAGAACTCTTGGTAGAAAAGCTATTGGTACATTCATCACCTCTATGGTTATTGGTAGTGTCATTAAAGACAAACTATTTGGTGATGGTTTGTTTAGTGTTACTGGTGACGGTTCTGTTGATCGCCAGCTGAACACTGCACGTCAAAAGAATAGCAACTGGAAGGCTCGTTCCGTTGTTGGACCTGATGGCATTCGCTTTGAGTACAATGAACTACTTGGTCCTGGTCTTAGCAACTGGGTAGCACTTGTGGCTAACATTGGTGACAACTTTGATATGCTAGGAGAAGCTGCTACAGAAAACTTATTTGAAAAAGCTTCGTTTATTTTAGGTGCTGCTTTAACTGATCAAGCTGGTTTGTCTGCATTGCGTCCGTTGGTAGAAGTTTTAAGTCAAAACGAATATGCTGCTAACCGTTGGACTGCAGGACAACTTAACGCTCTCGGCCCACTGGCTGGAGCACGTAATGAGTTTGGTCGTATTCTTGACGGTGGTCTGAAAGAACTTAACAACGATATTATCGATCAACTACGTAATCGTAACCAACTAATTGGATTGTTTGATACTAGCAACAGGATGCCTACTGTTATTAGTCCTGTTACTGGTGAAGCTCCTAATAAGTACAATATGCTACAACGTATTCATAATTCACTATCTCCTGTAAAAATTCATCCATCCATGAGTAAAGAGGAGAAGTTTTTGGTGGATATTGAATATGACGTATCTTCAGCATTTAAAAAACGTAACGGTGTAAAACTTACATCACAAGAACGTGCTGCCCTTAATGCTGAAATGGGACGCCAAGGTGTATTCCGGCGTGAAATTAATCGTATTCGTAAAACTGCAGAAGCTCGTAATACTATTCAAGAGTTGAAAGTAATGCGTAGAAGCTTTGTAGGATCTGAAGAAGTGCCAATTGAAAAGTATGATCAAATCCATATGATGTTAGGTCAAGCTCAGCGTGATGCTGAAGATAGAGCCTTTGCATTTATTGATTCTGATCTGCGTCACGCAATTGAGCAACGTATTCAGCTTCAAAAAATGAATAATTTAAGAGCAGAACAAGGCATTATGCCTATTACAAACCGTTACTAATTAACAAATCATGTCGTGTGCTGACGTACAAACAATTCAATCTGGAAACGGGTCAAAGACACAGTTTTCTTTTGACTTCCCGTACATTTTTAAATCTGAAATACACGTTTACTTTTGGAACGCTACAACTAAAGAATGGGACGAAATCCTCACGACTGATGACACTTATCCCTGGCAAATTGATAACGCTAACCCAACCATTGTAGAGTTTACAGAAGATGCTCCACCCGCACCAGCAGCTACAACTGAACCAAATGAACCAGCAAATGTTGCCAACGTTAAGATCCGTCGTATTACTAACACTGACGACATCCGAGCGTTGTTTAACCCTGGTTCTGCCATTAGGTCCGATGACCTAAACAAGAACTTTGAGCAACTTCGTTATGCGTTGCAAGAAGCTAACTGCCCTGGTGTTCCTGAAGATGTTGAAGAATATCTAAAAGATTATTATTGGGATAAATTTGACCGCACTATTTATGGGGCCGATACTTGGGTTAGTGATGATGATAAAGTTGCTACTACAGCAGCCATTGATAACCGGTTCCATGATAACCAAGAAGACACTATTCGTAGTGATGAATCTTGGGTAAGTAGTGATGTAAAGATTGCAACTACTGAAGCAATCGATGATCGGTTTTTTGATGGTGTAGACGAGACTGTTTACAGTACTGATAACTGGGCTAGCGGCGTTTCTGATCAAAAGATTGCTACTAGCCATGCTATTGATAAAGAAATTAAGCGCAGCATCGAACAGAATATCACAGGTATTCAAGGCATCGATGTAGTACAAACTTCACCTGGAAGTGGCAACATCACTATTGGCATTGAAGAAGGTGGTATCGATTTCAATGAAATAGTTGATGACGCTATTGTCACTAATAGCGAAAGTCAGGCAGAAATTTCAGCTAATCCTAACCAAAACTCAGGCGAAAGTAGTCTTTGTTCAGATAGTAGAATATTAACAGGATCTGCATCTGAACACCGTTACCGTAATTATTACCAACAAGCAACACCATCTACCGGAAACGCCGCTAATCCATTGAGAGGGCAGTTTTGGCTACGGCCTGGTGCTGACCCAAATGACCCGGAGAGTACAACCAACACCCTTAGTATGTGGAATGGTTCCAATTGGATTGGTGTTGCCTCTGGTGGTACGTTTACTAACCAACCAACTACTATTTACGTAGACCGTTATAGCGGTGATGATGTAAATAATGATGGTCGTCGTATTATTCACCAAGTACGGACTATTGAGCGTGCTCTTGAATTGGCAAATGATGGTGACATGATTAGTGTCGCGCCTGGTGTCTACCAAGAAAACCTTCCGCTAAACATCCGTCAAAAAAACCTGTCAATTATTGGTGACTCTATTCGTAGCGTATTTATTCAGC